GACCAAGGAGACCACTCTGACACAACACAGTCAACAGCACAACTTCTACTTTCTGTTAACACAGGACAAGTGGCACCTCCATTTAAAGCTGGCGTTATAACTGTTCTAGTTCTAGTCTGTGTACCAGAATCGCAAGTTGACCAAGCTGACCATTCAGATACCACACAATCTACAGGACAATCTCTCGTTTCTGTAAGTGTAGGGCACGAAGCACCTCCGCCAGTCGGTTGGGTAATTACTGTTCTAGTTCTTATCTGAGTACCTCCATTACAATTTGACCACGCGCTCCAATCAGAAACAACACAGTCTACTGGAAAACAAGATGGTAAGAAACTTTGGTAATTACCATACATAGTTTCTGATCCACTAATTCCAACTGTATTTCCTAAAGAGTTCTTTAACAATAATTGAATAGAAAACTCATTACCATAAGTTACAGCAGGTCTAAAAGCAACTTGTATGTAACAATCTCCAGGCGTTGATACTATAGAGTATTCAAGTCCAGCTGGGTTTATAACTGTTCCAGGTGCTGATTCAATAGTATAAGTACTAGGAGCATTATTTAAAGCTATTCTAAATCTTTTTGTAATTGTACTACCACCATCGGTATTACATATAGTATCTGTTATATCTATACCAGAACAAGTTATTGTTTCGGTTAATATAGGACACTCGGTTCCTCCACCTGTAGCAGGGGTAATTACTGTTCTAGTTCTGGTTTTAGTTCCGTCAACACAGTCTGACCAAGCTGACCATTCTGATACTACGCAATTAGTACAAGATCTTGTTTCACTAAGTGTAGGACACGCAGTACCTAACCAGTTAGGTTGAGTAACAACTGTTCTAGTTCTAGTAGAAGAACCATCAACACATGCAGACCACGCAGACCATTCCGATACTGCACAGTTTACTGGAATAAGAGATGGTGCGTAACTTTGATAATCTCCGTAAAGTGTTTGATTAACATTAGTACCAACAATATTTCCTGAAGAATTTTTAACAAATAATTCAAGAGAAATTTCATTTCCATAAGGTAACGAAGGTTTGAATACCACTTGTATGTAAGGACTTCCAGAATTATAATCTATAACATATTGTAATCCAGCTGAATTTGTAACAACTCCTGTTGCAATTGTATAATTAACAGGAGCGTTACCTACAGATATTGCGTATCTTTTTGTAACTGTATTTCCTCCATCAGTGTCGTTTCCTATAAGATTTGTTATTCCTATACTAGAACATGTTCGGCTTTCAGTCAATACTGGACAAGCTGCGCCTCCACCTGATGCTGGAGTGATTACAGTTCTACTTCTATTTTGGAAACCATCTACACAATCTGACCATTGACTCCATTCAGACACAACGCAGTCTACAGGTGGTATACAACTTCTGCTTTCTATCAAATAAGGACAAGCTGTTCCTCCACCAACTGATGGTGTGATTACAGTACGTGTTCTGCTTTGAGTACCTCCTACACAAGTAGACCATTCTCCCCAATCAGAAACAACACAGTTAACTGGAACAACATCGCATTCACAAGCTAAAGCATAATCTGATTCGTTAAAACATAATCTTATAGGAGTAGCTTCTACATCACAATTTTCAGTATCTATGTAATCCCAAACTAAATAAAGTTTTTGAGATCCAGTTCTATTGAATGTAAATTGAATATAATTATCATCTCCAGAATTTGTGATTGCAGGATATGTAGCAGAATCTAATATTTGTTGAGGTGTTAAATCACTAGCAGTAATAACATATCCTATTCTATTACAAGACGTAAATTGTCCAGTAGCTTTAGTAGAAGTTACTTTTATTACTGAGTTATTATAAGGTATTTCATTTTCTCCTTCACTACCTGTGTCAGAAATGAATCTAGTCACATTACCAACAGCAAATACGTCTAATAAAGAAGAAATTCCACTAGTAGCTGTGGTTGAATTTGTCCATTCATATTTATTAGTCATAGATTTATTAGTGTCTGAACTATCTCCAACAACTAAAGTAATTACTTCTAACTCAGGATTTCCAATACATACGTTTTTAAGAGACAATGATCCCATTGTATTCTCTCTATTGTATATGTTTAAAACACCACTTGATACAGTTGTTGGTTTAGGAACAGTAAAATTACCAGTACCAGTTACATTTTCAAGATAAGTAGTAACTCCATTTGTAATCATTTCAAAATCAAAAATACTTCCTCCTGGAATTGTATAATTAACAAGATGATTACCTATATTGCTTCCTAATTCTATACTATAAGAATAATAACTATTAGATGGTATGTTTAACCATTGTATTGCTTGACCACAAATAAGAGACGCTTTATAGTCTATTTTATCTGTAGCTAATGACAAAATGTAATTATCATGGATAGGATCAAACCCACCATACTTAAAGTTATTTTTGTACTGTTTCAAGTTGTTTTTAAACCAGTCGCGCATTTTATATTTAGATATAGGCTCTAATCCATCTCCACCTAATCTTAAAACGGCTCCTTTATTTGTATCTGTAAAATATATTGAGTTTGCATAATATGAAAAACTCTCTGGGTTTTTACTAATACCCCATTCCCCAGCAAAAGGAATTTCTTGACCAAGAACATCTTCAACAGAAGACACACTACCGCCACCTACAGCATCGAATAAAACATTTTTATTATAAAGTATTCTATGTACTTTGTCTTCTTGGAATACTACTAAATCAGTGTCTCTAGAATGTATCTTCTGAATACTTCCGTATTTATCATCCAAGTCTTTATAGTTTGCTCTTGATAAGTTAAATTCATTTAATGAGTTATAACTTGTTGTTTTATCAAAAGGTCCGCTATAAGTTATAGAAGCTATATTTCTTACTTGTTTGTATCCATCTAATTGTACAGCATTAGGTCTTGAATGTGTAGATAAGAAATTTTTATTAAAAACATCCTTGATAATATAACTCTCTGCTCCATTACCTTGAGTAAAGCAATTAAACCAATTTAAATTAATAATAGCTGGTACATTTGAAGTTTGATCAACATCAGTTGGGTACTCTTCTTTATTAGACATGTGTAGACCATTCTGTATAAGATAAGTATCTTGAGTCTCATAAAAAACTTCAGATGTATTATCGATAGAATCAGTTTCAAATATCAATAAACTATATCCAGTTGTTATAGTTATTTTCGCATTTATAATTGAACGATTTTGTCCATTACCATTTAACTGGTTTTTTACTTTTAAATATAAATACCCATTAGGATTTAACATTATAGTTTCTCCAGAATTAGGTAAGTTTGTTCCAAATGTTCCAGTTCCAGTATTATAAGGTTTAGTAAATCCTCTTACAAATTCGTAGGTTTTAAAATCACCTAATCCATCTCCTTCAGTTTGAAACCAACTCTGAAAATTAGTGTAACTATCGCTTGATATATATTCCTTTTTAAATTCTACAGTAGTAAGTCCACTTCTCTCATTTTTTATTTCTATCTCTATTCTACTACCAGGTGTAATTGGAATATCCTCTACAACTGGAAAACTTAAAGTGCCTTTATTTATAGAAAAACCTGCTGTACCTCCAGTAAAAATAAAGAAGTTATCACCAGTATCTCTAGTTTCTTTTTTAAACTCGTAAAAGTTTTTTTCAGCTCCATCTATTGTTAATGCGGATGATGATTTTACTTTTACATATACTCCAGAAGGCTCTACTATATCTGTACCTGCTGGATTCTTATTATCTTTAATAAAGTCTCTTGAATTTGTAGCATATTCTAAAATTTGAAGTTTTACAACGTCATCAGCAAATCCATTTACATTCTTCTTTACTATTAGATAATCTCCTTCTTTTACTTTTTGTTTATCTTGACCTTCTAACTTTAACCAGATAAATCCTTGCTCTTCATAAGCAATAACTGAATATATAGTATGATAATTTAATTTACTATCTTTTACAAATATTTTATATCTATTAGCCCAAGCAGGCGCTTTACTTTTTATCTCTAACTTTAAGTTATTACTAGTAACACTATTCTTTATTGGTATAAAGACAGTATTATCATTACTTGTTAATATGGTAGAATATCTTCCATCTTCATCCAAATATACAATCCCAGTTTCATAACTTCTAATTGATTTACAACTAGCATAAACATTGTTATCTGAAGAAAAAACATTAACACTATCTACCTTTATGTGGTAGTATTCATTTTGATAATCAAATAAAGAGTCTCCTGTATCATTAGGAGTAGTATCTATCTTGTGTCTTATATACGGTATCTTTATACTTAATACATTACTTGAAGTAGCTGTTAATAATGTAAAAGGTTTATACTTATCTGGATAAGATTCTATATCATTGTTAGGCTCTGTATTATTTAAGTCAGCATTTTTAAAATTATTACTTGCTACAGTTGACAGGAAAGTGATAAACTCTTCTGATTTAGAAAGTTCAAAAGCACTAGCGTATGTTTTCTCTAAATAAAAAGATAGATCACACATGTAGTTACCAAAGAAAGGAGTATCACTACTAGCTCTAAATGATATAGAAAGTATTTTTCCCTTTTTAATATCAGATGGAGCTAACTGTACATTTAAAACATTATCAGTAGTTTCATTGCTAGATACAGTTGTATTCAAAAAATTTTCTTTTAAATCTTCAGCAACAAAAGATGTTTTAAAATCTACATTTATTTTTTTACCAGATACATCTACAAGATCTCTACCTTCTGTGTAGTTACCAAACATAAGTCTATTACCTATAAACTCCTGAGCCTTTGCAACCACTGGTATATTATCATACAATCTATTTACTTCATCCTCTGGAAGTATAGAGTATATTTTATTATTAGAAAATAAAAAAGTTTTGTTGGCATTATTTCCGTACTTTTCTTTTTCTTTGTTTAAATTCTCAATAACATATATTGTTCCGCTATTACTTTCTTTAAACAACAACTGTACATCGGTTACATTTTTGTCACCAGTATTAAAACCAATGTTTATAGCGTTAAATGAATTGACCATCCCATTATTTTCCTGAGTAGAAAAATTAAATGAGAAATCAGAAGGATAAAATTGAGGATTACTAAATGCAGAAGTAGCACTATACTCGCCATCTAAATATCTATATCTATATCCAAAAGACAAGAACCTTTCTTTTATATTATTTTCAGTACCATCACCAAACTGAGTAGGAGTGCATTTAGGAGCTCTAAATGGAGCTCTTTTGTATAAACTGATATCTTGTGTAGCAAAACCATTTACAGCCCAGGATTTAGCTCTATTTACGTTTATACAGCGTATAGGGTTTAAGTCGTCCGTCCATACAAGAAGTTTTTCCTTGTTAAACGAATTGTATATTACATTAGCACCAGTTATTTTATACTTAGAATTAAAGTTTAATACGTTGGCAGAACCAGCTCTTGTGTCTGATAATATTATAGATAAAGATTCATTATCTAATATATTATACTCGTATACAAAATTACCAGCAGTTGAAGTAACAAACCAGTAAATGCATTCATTACCCTCGTCTGTTATACTTCCTATAGTAACAGCGTTAAGTGGTAAAGTTAAATTAGTTAATTTATCTAATCCATTTGATTTCTGAACAAGACCTAAACTAGAGCCTTCTGAGTTTGATACTATGATGTTCTCGGCATCAATATACTCTCCTTCTGGTATTAATCGAACATCGTAATCTTTGTTCATTAACCCACCTACAAAAGTCTTTTTTAACTCCATATTATTTTATCCAGTTACTTCCACCTCTAATAGATTGTAAAATTTCATCGTAACGAATATTTGACATTCTAATTTTAGTGTTATTTCTAATTGCTCTGTATTCTACTTTAGCTCTCTGAACTATATATTCTTGAACACCAAACTTATTCGTAAGTATCTCGTGTTTTATAAATTGATATAAAAACTTCTCAGCTAATTTATTTACTTTTATTTCGTCTTCTGACAAATCAGATAATCCATCAGAAATATATTCTATTACTATAGTTTTACCAACTAAATCAGAACTAAATCTCATAACACCTAAATTCTTGTTTATGACAAACGTTCCATTTTGATTAGCTGTTTTTCCATCTATACCAAATCTACCTCCATTTAAATAAGTAGATCCGCTGTCATTTAAATTATTTGACTTTGGGTTTCTACTATTTAGTTCTGTAGTTGAAGTACCTTCTAATGCTTGACCATTGGTATCAAAAAGTATATTATAATTATTATCTTGAAGATATGAATTTACAATACCAGACTGATTATTTTTAATTATAGGTCTAAAATTACCGTCTTCATCAACCCAACTTATTCTAACATAATTTACATAGTCTCTTGGAACTGGTAATTGAAGATTAGTCGGTAACTCTAGCTCTATAGCTTTTACTTCCTTAGCAACATCGTAGTTTAATTCTTGAAGACCTCTCTTAGCATGAAATATAACTTCATATCTTTTGCAGTCATTTATTATTTTATCATCACCAACATACATCATATAAAAGTTATTTATAATATCTTTCAATAATACATATTGATAATTACCCCAATTCTCATCTTTAGGGTTTACCCCACTATTCTCGTAGTATTCGAAATCAGTCATCTCTTATATTTTTATTTTGCGTCCTCTTGGTTTTCAAGTGCTATAGCAGCACCAACAATATCAGGCTCTCTCATATTTAAACCAGCGTACTTTAATATTTTAGATATAATTTTAAACTTATCATCATACCCAATCTCTAAGTCTTGGAATCCTTGTTTAGAAGGATTAAATATAGCGTTACCACCAATCATCTCGTAGGTCCAGTTTGGATCCTTAGGGTTTCTGAAGTATATTATTTGAACACCAGAAACAATCGTGTCTGGATATACTTTATATTTATCTTCGTATTTTACGTATGCAGGATAGAATACACTAGGTCCAGCAACTTTATTAGTTAAGAAGTAAGATAGTTTTTCTCTAGGAACTTCTTCTACCTCTTTACCATTGTAAATTATATTTATTGTAGTGTATAAGTTAGATGGACTGTTAAAAAATCCATTTGAAAACGTCATTGTAGTAGGAGCAACTATAAAAGCATCTATAGCTTCTTTTATTCTTGTTACAGTATCTTTATAGTTAACCCTTTGTGTTTTACCTACTATCGCTTTATTATACTCATAAAAATAATCATCAACAATCTCTTGCTGTGCCTGTTTAGCAAATGTGTTGAACTGCAAAGGAGTTATGTATCCACGGCTTTCTTTATTCAAAATAAAGTCAACTATGTTTCTTACATCGTTAATCATCATAATTAGTTATTTTGTGCAAAGTTAATAAAAAAAAAGCACCCCCTTTCGAGAGCGCTTTTATTATAATTGATCGTTATTTAACACAATATACTACAATTTGTTTGAAATATCAGACAATACATCCATACCTTCATCCGTCAAGAAGAAAGCCGCTAATGCTGAATAAGCATTCTCTCCAAATGGTACTGTGATAATTCTTCCTTTGTCTTTTCCACTCCAATTAACAGTTCTTCCATCAGAACTTACATTAATGATATCCATCTGTACAGCTCTAATTGCAATGTTTCTAAATTTAATAGAATCGTCATTAACTAAAGAATTAAACTCTGCTGGATTTCTACTAGCATAAATCAACATATCTCTTCTTAATTCAGAAGAAGTAAGCAATTCTACTTTACCCTTCAATACCACTCTAGCAATAGCCTCTAATTCCTCAATAGGCATTTCTCTAGCTGTAACCTGAGCATCAAGTTTAGCGGTTAATTCATCATACTCTTCAGCTGCTTTTTCTTCAGCATCAAACTCATAATAAACATTGTTATTATCTGGATGATAGATAGATAAAAATTTCTGTAACTCTACTTGCTCTTTCTTTACAAACAAAGATCCGTTCTCAAAAATAATAGGCGTAGATACAGCATATCCATCTTGCTCATCAATAAATGGAGAAGTTTGATTATCACTCCATCTTAAAGCACGATTAACCTTATACTCTTGATCAAAATATAAAAGGGTTTTGTTTGGTGAATGTTTAGAACGCAACATAAAAGAGATTGGGGTTGCATTACCTTTTAAAAGATACATTCTATCTTTAAATTCAAATTCCTTTTGAGAAGGAACTTCTTTTTTTTGCACTTGCTTTGCCATAATTAAATTATATTAAAATTAAAGATGCAAAAGTACAAAAAATATAAATTACAAAAAAACCGCTAAAAGACGAATCTAATAGCGGTTAAAAAAAATGAGAGTCTTTAAAACATTACAGTACAAATATAAAACAAAAAGGGTAAACCGAAGTCTACCCTTAATGATATTAATAAAAACTTATTAACTACTATTTCAACAACATGAAGTTGTTAGCACCTAAAACAACTAAAGCTCTTTCAGATAAGAAGTTAACAGACATAGCATCGATGTCAGAGTTTGAAGCTCCTCCAGCAGATCCTACAATCCAAGATTTGTATTTTCTATCTTCTGTTTCAGATTTTCTGTAACGAGTGTGTAAGAATGGACGTTTAGCATTTTTACCAAGAACTTGGTCGTAAACAGTCAATGTTCCAGCAGGAACCAATACACCATCGATGTCAGAGATAGAACCTCTAGTTGTAGCATCGTTCAAATATTTCCAGTCAGTTTTGTAGAAATCATAACCTAAGTTAAATCCTTTAAAACCAAGATTCAAAGCCATGTCTTGTTCGTTGTCAAACAATCCGTAAGAAGCTCCACTTGAACCGAAGTTATTTTGAGCAGCTAATACAGTGTCAATCTCGAAAGATGTTTTTCTGTTAACAAACAATACGTTTTCTTGAATAGCACCTTCTTTATCCAACACTTTGATAATGTTTTCTAAGTCAGTTCTATCAGTGATAGCACCTGTTCCAACGTTACCTCTGTTAGCGATTTCGTAGAACAAACCTTTAGTACCTTTGTAACCAGCAGCAGCTACAGCAGAACCAGCAGCAGCAGGCTCACCTTCAACCATTGACATTTCTAAGTAATCTTCGAAACGTAAACGAGTTTCATGCTCAGATTTCAAATACCATAAGTATCCGTCAGCACCATTTTCAGTTGTAACTTGAATCCAACCAACTTGAGCCATATCAGAACCATTAACCTCATACTTATCTTTGATGATAATTGGGTTAGTTTCTAAGATGTCAGATTGAGCTTCCAAAGAACCAGCCATCCCGCCTGTTCCTTTTTTGAATTCAGAACCGTAAACAAATACTTTCAAAGCACCAGAAACAGTACTTAAAGCAGCTAAGTTAGCAGCGCTATAAGGAGCAACAGTAATTGTTACACCGTCAGCATCGATAGCAGTAACCAAAGCTTTAATAGTAACTCCGTTAGAAGTATCGCTAATAACTACAGTTTGGTTTAAACGTACGTTATGAGCAGCACCAAAAGTAATAGTAGATGAAGTTGCTTTAGTAGCAGTTCCAAATACGTGAAGACGACCTTGCTCACTCCATTTGATCAAATCAGAAGTAGAAGGCATTTCAGCACCTACTAAACGTAAGAAAGATGCGATAGAACGATTTCCAAATCTTTCGAATTCTTTTTCGTAAAGGTCTGGTAATTCATGTGACAAAAAGTCAAATGTACCTACATAGTTAGTAGATAATGTAGCTTTAACTGGAGCTGGAGTTAATTGAGCTCCACCAGTAATAGCATTACTTGTAAAATTTACAGCTTGAGCCATGTTTTGTGTTTGTGTTTAATTATTATTTTCTTTTTCTAATTTTCATACCACCCTCAAAATCATCGCTAGGAATCACTCTCATTTTAGGACCATCACCCTTTGGTGTCACATCCTTATTGTCTCTTACAGACATCTCAATGTTTTTTGCGTCTTTAATTACGTTTCCAGTTGCATCTGACTTGCCTTGTTCATAAAAGAACTTAGCGAAACCATCTGGGTCTCTAAACATAGCTAGAGCTTTGTGATACTGGTGTTCGTCTTTTAAATATCCATTCTCATCTAAATGCTTAGCGATAATACCGCTAATATCTGATTGAGCATTTTTAGTTTCTAGCACATCGCTAGGTTTGAAAACCTGTTTCTTATCTCCTAGATTAAATTCAAAACCTTTGAATTCACTATTAAATAATCTATCGGTTTTATCTAAAAATACACTAGACTTTTGTTGAGCAATCTCTGATTCTTTCTTCGAGTTCTCGGTATATTCTTGATAGAAATTAAAAGCTTCTTTATAATCCTCTGGAACTTCAGCAGATCTAGACCCTAGATCAACCTTATATTGTTCCTTTAAATCATTTAAATAACTTTTAGCTCTAAACAATTCTTCTTTTAACGCAACCTTTTTCTTTTTGATATCTCTATCATCATCAATATCTTCATCGTAAGAATACTCTTCTTCTAATAAATAAGTAATGTCTTCATCATCTAGATGAGGTTTTGTTTGCTTGTAATATTCTTTTAGAATAGTAGCGTCATTCTCTGAGTTCCAATCCCTATTTATTTTAAGATAATTGTCAACACCAAATTCCATTAACTTCTTAATGTCTTCTGGTAACTCAGCCTTTTCTTTTTGTGTAAGAACTTCGTCTAAAGAGTTATACTCTTTTTGATATCTTTCTTTTAAGTAGCTTAACACTCTAGCATCATCGATGTCTTGTGATTGAACATCTTCCACCTCTGTATCTTCTACTTCTGTGTCTTCTACTTGCGTATCTTCTACTTGTGAATCATCATCAACTGTTTCTACAGTTTCTAAATCATTATCTACAACTTCTTCTTGGTTGCTAATAACTTGATTTTGCACTTCACCATCGTCATCTAAGACTTTAAAAGTAAATCCTTCCATTATATTAAATATTAAATTAAATTTTTTGCAAAGTTATGAATTTTTAAATAGTGTTGAATATATCATCAATATTACCAAAATCATCTTCTTCTTCAAAGTCTATAGCATCCTCATCTTTAGCTCTTTGTCTAATCATTTTTGATTGTTGAGTTGCTTGTAACTTTGTTCTTTTATCTTTTCTATCCTCTCTCTCTTGTTCTTTCTGATTCAACATAGACATTTCGCTTTGTTTAATCTCAGACTTCATTCCTTCTTGAAGCTTTATTAATTCAGCTTTCATTTCAAACTCCATTCTAAGCTTCTCCATTTCGTTTTGATGTTTCAATTGTTCTAATTGAATATCAGATTGAGACTCTGCTTGAACCAACTGCATTTTAGATTGAGAAGTAGCTTCTGCTAACTGAGCTTGTGCTTGTGCCTGAGATTCGTAATTTTTCTTTTGATTCTCTTGGTCTCTCTCCTCTTTCTTTTTCTTTCTTACTTTTAATAATTGAGAAGCTATCTTTACATTTTTAACGTTTCTAATATCAATAGCATCATCAATATCAATTTTACCAGCAGCTAGTGCAGCTTGTATGTTTTGATTAAGCATTTGAGTTTCTTCCTCATCTGGCATTAAATCAATATAAATACCAAAATTATATAAATGTAAATCTTTTATTTTCTCAATAACATCCATAGAACTTCCTCCAATCATATTTGCAAAGTCTTCCTTCATATCAGAATACTCTAATACATCAGACATTCTATAGCAAATACACTCAGCAAGTCTTCTTGTTGTAAAAATACCACTTTGAAGAATATGTCTTGTGGCTGTATTTGAATTTAAAGCTGCTAATTTCTGAGTACCAACCAAACTATTTTCGTCTGGCATACTTCCATCTCTAGCCTCATTTAATCCAGTTACCGCTCTAATCATACCTAAGTATTGATTGTACATTCCTATAAGAGACTGTATCTTAGCATTAGCTCCCGAAGCGGTTAATTCTTGCACTGGTATTTTACCATTATTAAATTCACCATCTTCAGTCATGCTTCTACCGATAACACTACCAGTTTGGAAATATAAGTTTAAAGCCTCTTCTGGCGTGTAAGTCATACCGTTACCTAGGTTGATAGAATTTAATCCATCTATATCTAAGTAAACACCATCAGGTTTCATACTAGAAATTACTTGTTGTAATTTTAAGTGTGTTAATTGTATTTGATCAGCAAAAGGAATCATTCTTTTAACTAAAGAATCAATAGATCCTCTATACATTCTTGGAGCTGATAATACGTAAGGAGCATATACTTTTGATATAGAAGATTTTGGTCTAACCATATTCTTCATAACCTCCCACTTAAGTATGTGGTTAGTACCCATTACCAATATACCTTCAAACCAAACATCTATTCTTTTAGATAATTTCTCAAATTGAGCTTCTCCAGTTTTAGGACCTTGGAATGAATCGTCTCTTTTAATTACTTTTTCACCACCATTACCGTTCTTTTTCTTTTTGTAAACGATATTCATATCTGTTTTAAAAGCAAAGAATAGCAACGTTGCGCTATTATTATTTAAGTTACCTCCAGTTGAATTTCCTCCTTGTATATTTTGGTATGAATCCCATTTTGAAGCTAGTTTTGATATCTCTTTAATATCTTCTTGACTTAAATTAGGATTTATTTTTTTTAATTCCGTTATATTTACATTCTTTACCTCTCCAAAATAATAGCAATCCTCAAACGTAGGATCTTCTGTTGGAGACCAAACCATATTTGCTGGATCACAGTATTCTATCTTAATACCATTGTGAGTATCGAATGAATGTTTAGCAGCTGATATACCTAAAACAGTTGCATCTTCATCTATTCTTCTTTTAATTAAATCATAGTTGTTTATTTTTAAAACATTATCAATAGCTTTTTCTTCAACAACCTCAACTTCATCTTTATAGAACTCCATGTGAAGATCTAATTCTTGTTTGTCAGCTGGCATGTTTTCTTCTGGTATTGGATACATATCTACACCAAGTAAATCCTTAGCATCCTTTAATATCTCTTTACCAACCATAGCTTTTTCTAGCTCAAATTTGTAAGCTCCTTTTTTCATAGAAGACATACTATCTATAGCCTCAGCTTTAACTTCGTATTGTCTATTAGACATTCCATTAACAACAATATCTACAAACTTAGGTATAATTGGTACTGGAGTCCAGTCAACATTAAGATATGAAATATCACCATTGACACTCATTTCTTTTTTATACTTTTGAACAGATTGCTCTCCTCTAGCGTATAATCTTAATTTGTGAAAGTGATCTCTATTTGTATAAAATCTAGAACCATTTAAAGAAGTTTTTCTAAACCACTCCCCTTGTATTGCATGTCCTACACTTCTACCATATTCTTCGCTCAACTTTTTATTGTCGTCAGCTAATTGATCTGGAAAGTATACGTTAGGTAATGAAAAGTCTTGACTCATATTTATTTTAATAATTCGCTTTGTAATCCTTTATTGGAATATCTTGCAAAATTAAACAATATTTCTTTATTATTTCTAATTGGCTTAACTACATAAGTTTGATTAGCCATAATCGCAAAACCACTACTAATAGAAGCATCAAATTTTGTTCTGTTAGAAATATCATAATTAGCCCAATCAAGTAAAGTTCTATTGAAATACATATTACCAATTTTACCAGCTTCTCTAAACTGACCACTGTAATCGATTCCGACATATTGATCTATGTAAGCCTCAATCGCATTTGCGTGAAGCTCAATTACTTGCATAGACGAAGGTATACCTCCTAGCTCTTTCTCAGATTGACTCAAATCATTCTTGTGTTTATCTGGTCTTCTTAGACAGAACTTATCATATCCTCTATTATAAAAATACTTTAACTGACCAACCTTGTTGTTCTCAATTAATATAGGCATACTATAAAACACACAAGCCATCAAACAATCTTCATAAAACTCTTCAGCAGTTCTAGGTCTTGCTATATATTCTAAGAAAAAGAAATTACTCGGTGCGTCCTCCATATTAAACTTTGTAAGACCATGTAATGAACCTTTAGATCCACCACCACCTACAACTCCAGATATATCATAAGTATCGCAACCGAAAGCTCCTATGTGTGCATTAGCAGGATGTCTCCTACCATTCTTCATGTCTACAACATTCGTATTCTCTTTATTTGGAAACCAAGTTACTTTAAAGTTACCATCTCGATTTGGAGTCCATATAACCTCACTATCTTTAACACCGTTCTTCCAAGCAAATTTACCCGTGTTCACAATTTGGTTTATCTCTAATCCATCATTGTAGTCTATTTGCTCATATATCTTTGACAAATCAAACAATGAGTTTTTAGCTTCATCTCTAAATGCATGACTCTCTGTTCTTGGGAATTGTCTATAGAATTCGTTTAAAGCGTCAGAATTGTTTTTTAAGGCACTAACTTCATTCTCCCAGTAGTCTATTACACCTGTGTAAATAAAGCCTCCCTGAATGTCTCTAATGGGCTTCTCAGGCGTTCTAAATACTGGTTGACCATATATGTCAATGTATCCTTCAAAATTCCACTCCATTGGGATAAATAAAGCATAAAGTCCACTAAGTGTCTGTCCATTTGCATTTCTCTTTGTAACATCTGAATCGTTATATAAAGACTTGTAATTCCCCCCACCTTTTGCTATAGAGTTCGAAGTAGAACCCATCATACATTTACCAATGATTCTTCTACCTAAACGTAAACATGTTTTAGTAACCCTCCAGTTATTTAAGATATTATTAGGAACCTCCCATTTACCACTCTCGTCATGAACTAGTCTTAATAATTTCTCCCCATCATAACTGTTGTCTGCGGTATTCTTCCAGTCAATAGTAGTATCTAATCCATCAACATCATCCTTTAAAGACGACATATTATTCTTTGTAATTTTAGAAGCTGGTACACGATAAGCTAATTCTGTCTTTGGCTTATCCATACCATCCATAATTGGTTTAAAAAAGAATGGATAGTTACCAGAGATTGGAACAACTTTATCAGTAAACATTTTTTTGGCATCCGAACCTGTCTTAGATAGAATACCAATACGACTATCTCTTGCTAGAGTAGCTGTATTAACTAATTCTGCTGAAGACATAAATGAGAAACCAGAACGTCTATTCTTTAAATAGCACATTCCATAACTTCTTTCGTCAGCAACACATGCCTCCCAGAATAAAAAGAATACTCTGTTAGCCTCTCTAAATTCAGCGTGACCAACATCTATCTTAGTCCATTGTAGATACATGTAATGAGTACCAGTTACATAGCACGGAGTTCCGTTATTCATAAACCAGAAACCTTCTTCTCGTCTATCAAACTCGTTCTCAATATAGTCTACGTATTTATTTTTAAACTCGTTTGGATATTCATTCCATTGAAATACAGATGTTATCTTCTGTAGTTCTTTTGGATATTCGAAAGCCTCCCAATACTGTTCCTCTTTCTTTCTATCTCTTTTATAAACACTTTTTGGTGTTGAAGGAAGTGCTATATGTAATCCTTGAATTTCATATACCTCTCCAATAGTACCATCTTTAGATATAACAACAACATCGAACTCTGGATTGTATCCATACTTCCATTCTTTCTTCTTATTTAATCTATCAATGTCTTTAGATTGTATTTTGTTTACAATTCTAAAAATACTATTATCTTCCCTTACTTCGTTTTTCTGCAAAAGATTGGAATTTGATTTCATCTACTTCTTCTTTATCTGTACCCTCAAGTATTTTTTGTTCGCTCTCTATCTTTGATAATATATAGAATGCGTCATCTAAAGCTGTTTTTTTAGCCAACACAGCGTTCCTCATTTTATCAGCTGACACATCATCTATGTTATCGTCAGATATAATTTCATCAGCCAATACTTTAACTAACTCGATTACAGACTTATAAGCAGCGTCTATAATCATTTGCTTTAATTCTTGATGGTTATACAACATAATTATTTAATTCGATTACAACGTCTCTATCGTACATTCTGTACATTTTCAGATCATCTATCTCAAACTCATACTCGCTATTCTTGGTGAAAGCCACCATATCTCCGCTATTTAAGTTTAAATTTTTTATTTGATTTTTACTAGGATAAACAATTATCCCAACATGTTTCTCTTCTTTGTCTACTATGTGAAGACTTTCATTCTGTATAGTAGCAATTGGTTTTACAAAACAATAGTTTAAATGTGAGTTCCATATACCGTTTCTTTTGTATAAATAAATCCTTTCTGGACTTAGTATATACAAGTCATCTCTAAAAAACTCTGGAGATTTAGTTTGTCTACCCTTCATATCGTGATAAGTTCTAAATACATTGTGATGTATTACAACTACGTCACCAGGTTCTACATCTCCATTATAATGATGAGGTGTCTCTATTACTACAGCTAATCTATTAACATACTTAGCAGATTCTAGAGATGTGTTTATTATAACATCTTTTCCACCTATGTTTTTAGTATTGTTGTAATTATCCCCAAGAGGAGATACTATAAAGTTATATGGAGATCTCATTAGAAATTGATATTAAATTCTAAAGCCATAGGAACATAATTGTTTATCTCTTTCCAACAAACAACTTCCTTGTCTTTTTCTATCCAGATTAATATACCAGTCTCTGATCTTTGTATTGTGTGTATTACGTAATTACCAAACACAGTTTGACCAACAACATAATGCATAGAGTTTTTGTAGTCATTCCCTATGCTGACTTTTCTTATTTCTTGCATTGTATTAAATTTTAAAAGCCATCGGTTAGGATGGCTTGTTTTCTATTCTTCTGTAACCTCTTTAACGGTATAGACTCCAGTAGTCAAATCTATATCAATATCTCCGTATTGATCTTTTAAATCTGACTTAAGTTTTTGAAAGTCTTTGTCAAGCTCTGCGATTTGAGCTAATAAAGAAGATTTTTGAAACTCATATTGAAGAGTCATTCCTCCAACCATATCTCTGCCTTTAGCAAATGATTCTTCGAAGTTACGTAACTTTCCTAATTGGTGTTCTGTGATACGATTTTCAACCATATCTGAAATTTTTTTGTCTTTCATGTGTTTATTTAATTAAATTAGTATGCAAATATAGTTATTTTATTTAAAAAACTTTAAAAACGGAAATAGATACTTACCATATCTTTCTAATAACCATATTAATACTACAGGTAATAAAAACCAAAGATACATCCAATAGTTTGCTTTCTTGTCTACCTTCTTAACAAACACTTTTTTAGATCCCTCTCTTTTTACATTTAACTTTTTTACAGAAGAGACTTTAGCTATATCTTTGGTTTTATCTATCTTAACAGTCTTTTTCTTCTTTGACTTTATAATAGTATTAGTATAAGACTTACCATCAATAACCATAGGTTTTAAACTATCGATTGGTTTGTATTCTAATTCTTCTTCAGTTTCTACTGTAGCTACGTTTGCTTCTTTAACATAAGTGCCGTCAACTTTAACAACAACAGAACTATCTACTTTTGTTTCGATAGCTATTTTTGATACATCGACTTTTCTAGAAGCACAAGAAACTAATAGTAATAAACTAATAATTAATATAAGACGTTTTGCCATTTTTTCTGATTGCTTTAAGTATTTGTTTTCTTTGCTTACCAGTTGACTCATAAGACACGTGAACCCAGTCTGGATTTTTATCTGTACCAAACTCCCATATCAATTGATCGAATACCAAATTATCTTTTATATAATTAAATATTTGAGCATTTGTAATGCTTGTCCCATCCATATCAATATCCATAGCTTCGCCCGAACAGTGCTGACTTGTCGCAGCACCTTTTATAGCCTTATTAAGGGCTAAACTTCTGTAACCTGAAGATATACGTATCGGAGACTTAAAGTGCTCTCTAATGGGCTGAAATACGTTATCAGATAGCTTTTTCATATTAGCTAAATGATCTTGTGTAGGGTTGTTAGAAATCCCTCTTCTTTTTGCTTCGTAACTAATAGTCATTTCAGCTAGTGATAGATTTTTAGATAATTGCATTAGCTTGTTAATTGATTTATATCGTCTTTAGTTTCTTTAGCTCTATTCAATGCTTTTTTTAACAATGCCCATATATCAATGCTAAATGTTTCCTCTATATTTTCTTTAACAGATACAAGCTCTACAAATATTAATACAATCGCACAAACCTTTGTAAACATAAAATCAAAACCAAATGCATGTTT